TGCTAATTTAATCTTTACATCCAAAGGCTCGCCTGTTACTGGATGTTCCAAATTCATCCATACACCTTCATTTGCTGGAGATACTACGTCAAATTGTGTTAGTTCCATAAAACCCCCTTATTTTTATTTTGTTATGTATAAAGTTGTATAAGTATCATGTTTAAGAGCTGTAAATGGTAAAGATATTGTAATAGGACCTTCATCGTTTACGGGGACATCCCCACCAGTATATTTGATTCTTGGGAAGTAGAATGTTAGAGAATTACTGTTGGTATCAGTTAATGTTACTTCAATACTAGACTCAGTTTCATTTATAAATTTATCCAGCAAGTTAGAGTTAGCAAAATAAGCAGTTAATGTTCCTGTAACATTAGCCCTACCTTCTGCAAGCCCTGCGGCTGTATCCTGCATCAAAACATTTAAACTATTTATATTATTGTTTAAAGTAAAATCTAATCCTGTAACTATACCTATTGTAGAGCCACCTTCCTTGATTGTCCCTGTAAAACTATCAAAAGGCGCATAGTTAGATGGATTAGTCCCGCCAGTCAAAACCTCAGTATTCCCCATATCCTTACCAATTACAGAGAAAGTAGAAGTTACAACTGCGTTAGGTCTGATAGATACACTCCACTGATTTACCACGCAACCGCTAAAAGCATTATGAACGCTAATGTTTTCAAAACCTCTTTGTAATGTGAAAGATTTCTTCTCTAGCCCTACTTGTATATCACCTGCAGAGCTCCAGGTATTAAACATGGCGCTTTCTATAAAGTCATCAAAAGCTCCATAAATCAATTCTACATCAATATTACCAGAAATAGATTTCATTCCAGTCCTAAGCTCGGCTAACTGCCTATCAGACCTCAATTCATTACTTGTAAAAGTATCCTTAGATAGATTTACAGAAAATCTAGTAGCCCTTACATTATATACAGTAGGTGAGCTAGGTAATACTGCCCAAGAATCTTCCATAGCATATAATAAACTTACGCTACTTCCTTTTGCAACAGTTAATTCAGCCATATTATCCTCCTTAATTAATTGTTATAATAACTAAAATATACAATACTTATTGGCACGACATAATTACCTTTTGCATTGTATATTCCTGGTTCAAAGTTTACTTTAGATATTCTTAAAGTCATATTTCCATTAGACAAAGTTGTTCCCCTTTTAAAATGTTCAATTATAGAATCTACTAAATCAGCTACATTTCCCCAGCCTTGTCCTTTAGGTGCTACTATATTTACTTGGTATATTCCACTTAAATAAGCTGCTGCATTTTCCCCTAACTCAGGATAAAAAGTATCAGATGGAAATAAGTGTGGCTCAAGATATACTTCATTCTCATCAACTTCTACATACAAATTTTCCCAAGCGATTGTAGGCGCATCAGGGAGTTGACTTAAGTGTTCATTTAATAAAGATTGTATATCTTTATACATCTTTTAGATTACTTACTTCTTGTTTTACTATTTGTTCAAATTCTATAATGGTTCTGCCAAACATTCTATATGCAGGTGTTTTATCCCAACCTATATATTCTACTTTATCAGCATAAGGCACATCTGTATCCATATAAAAAGTATCATATAGTTTTAGATTAGCTAAATGTTTTTCTAAATTTTGCATAAAAAACCTAAAAGCCTCTTTCCTATTCTTTTCTGCCATAAGTTCATCTTTTTCACCTTTGTGCCATGTTGTGGGACCTGGAGGAAATCCAGGATTAGTACCTACACTATTTATTCCTATTCTATAATTTCCTAGTAAGTTACCAGTATCTACTCCAGTTCTATAACCTATTCTGGTAGCCATTTCTTCGCATATATTTTTTAATAAAATTGTGCCTTTATTTTCAGTCTTTTTTATAAATTTTTGTATATCTTCTGCAAATCCCATAAATTACACCTGTAAGTAAACTAATATATCAAAAACAGGAGTAGCATTTTTTATAGCAAATTCTGTATCATTATCTACAATTTTATCTTTTAAGATAGTTTGGTCTAAAGGATTGCGAGGTAATTCATCGTATTTTACTATATAAAGTCTTTCCCCTGCACTGAATCCTATAGCTTTTAGAACAGAGCTGGTGCCACTTGTTTTTAAAACTGTATCACCTAACATTACATCTATTTCATAATTCTCATAAGTATTAACATTAGCTCCAACACTGGGGTCAAAATTACTGCCAGTCAGCTTTCTATAAACTACTTTTCTTGTATAACCATTCTTAAAGAGCTGATTTATAGCAGTGTTAGCATATTTTTTTATTCTATTATAATTAAACAAATCTACCCCTCACTGATGTTAGCCAAGGTGATAATAAGTAATATACCATATCAAGTGGGCTAGACTGCCCAAAATCAAATCTATTTCTAAATATTTCACTTCTATAATCTATTCTTAAGACCCCACCTAAATCTAACCTTCTAATAGGTGGCTCAGGTATATCTTCTATATCTTTCTGGAATATAGTAGTATTAATAACCTGCCAAGCCATTTCAGCTTGCGCTTGTCTAATATTATCATGAATTCCAGGTATTGGAGTAATATAAATATCTATGTTAGAACCATCTTCATCTGTTAGTTTTTCATAGGGAGTAATTGTAGTATTGGTGGCTTTCTTTACTGTAAAATAACCACTATTATTTACAAATCCATCTACTTTAATTACTTGTAATTTTTTAATACTTTCAAAGCTCTTACTCGTATCCTGTAGAATAAATTGATTACTAGAAATATCAATATCAGCGTCTATTACAACAGGGACAAGGTTATCATCAACTACAGCATCTTCAAAAGTATTGTATATAATAGCAAAATTATTTTTTATATCAAATTCAGAATATCTAGGAAAAGCTAAAGGCTGATTTCTTATTACTTTATAGCCTTTATAAGGTAAAGTATTTAAGGCGTAGGCCGCAAGTATTAAAGCATATTCTTTTTGAGCATCAGTTAAATTATACCAGCTAGAGTCTGAGGGGACTCTATCATAAACTGCAAAGTAATTATCAGCCTCTTCTAAAGTTATATAACTATTAACATAAAAGTGTGCTGGAGTTGTTATTAATTCCACGCTTTCTTAGCTCCTTAACAAAATCTTTTATAGTTTTATGGCTACTTACGAAAAACAGTCTATTATAATCTTTGTCTGAAATCTGCATACCTAAAGAAAAGCAGGCTGACAATATTATTTTCCTTAAACATGCAGAGCTCAGACCCAAGTCTTTTTTAAATCTGCACTCAAGTGCAGGGGTATAACCTAAAAAACTCTTTATATTAAATAATATTAGCTTTTCTAATTCCATAATAAGTTAGTGCCCCGCCCCGAAGGGCAAGGGCACTAATTAGGGGGTTATATGCTTAAGTTGTTAATAACAACTGCAGCATCAGGCTCTTCTAACTTCACATCTACCCTTAAGGTGATAACTATAAATACACCATCCCTTCTTGGCTCATCCTGTAACTTAAATGTTACTTTCCTATGAAAGCCAAGAATAATGTTTTGTGGATAGGTGAGAAGCAGTTTAGTATCAGGTACATGATACTCAGGAACTACCTTAATTCCAAAAGCAAAAGGTGTGGTAGAATCAGTATACATTCTATCACCAAGTGCGGTAGACCTTTCAGCTAGTTTATCCCTATAATTAGTTTCATTAGCAGTAGATAGCCAATATCTCATTGCAGCTTTGTTTTGGAGATACTTAGCTGGCATAGCATCTAATGCGGCTTTAAACAAAGTCTTATCAATAGCAGAAATTCCGCTGCCATCAACTTGATGTGCAGCCTGTTTCAAAACACCATCCATAATAGCAAGGTAAGCATCAGATACCGTGGTATCACCTAGAATGATTAACTCAGATAAGTCATTATTCACTCTCTGAGCAGCCATGCTGATTATGGTATCTTCTAAAGTGCCTCTTTCAATGTTATCTTCTAACACATCGTATGGTAAGAAAATTTCACCCCAGAGTTTTTCTACGTTCAATTTGATTTGTTCAAACTGGGGGGCATACCTATCAGAGTCAGGCAGATAGTTTCCACTAGATGGCGCAGGTCTAAGCATACGGGTTCCAAACCCAATCTTATCAATATCCATCTGAGGGGATTTCATTGTGACCCTTCTGATTTCCTTGATAAGATTACAAGGACCGTCAAGCAGTTTTCTGTAAAACTTATCAAACTGCTCAGGGTTTAAATAACCACCATCATCAATTAAGTTCTGAACAGTTAAGTCAGCTTTCTGAATCAAAGTTTTTGCATCTATTCCCATAATTATTCCTCCTTAAATTTTATATAGCAGTAAAAAATTTAAATTCATTATGTTTTACTTTAATATCCTCAGCCTTTTTTGTATTAACAGGCTCAGAAATCTCAGAGCCCTTTTTAATTACATTAGTAGTTTCTTCTATAACCTGTTTTAGCTCTTTAAGGGTTTCCTCAAAAGTATCTTTTGTTACAAAAGAATCAGCCTCAGACTTAATAGCCTCCTGCACTTCATTTATTTTTGCATCGAGCAAAGTCAAAAGCTGCTTTTCTAAATTAGCCTTAGACTCTTCAAATAGTTTATCTATTTCTTTCTGTTTGGCTGTAATCTTATCAACAACATCAGCCACAATTTTAGAAACATCTGTTTCAGGCTCTTCCTTTTTCTCTTCTTTCTTGACTTCTTTGGCCACATCTTCAGCTTTTGTATTCTCTAATACAGTAATAGCGAATTCCATAAAGTTATTAATGGCTTTTTTAACTATTTCTAGCCTTTCTTTTTGGTCACCTATTGGTTGAGTTAATACACCATAAATTATTTCTT